GTACAAGATATGTGTGGTGAGGATGTCTCATTCTGTTTAGATGCTATTGAAGCAGGTGATGACATATGGTGTGATCCAAGAATTAGAGTGGGTCATGAGAAAACAAGAGTAATCTAGGGAGCCTCTCATGACACTATCAAAACAAGTAGAAGAGTCTCTGAATGAGGCTCAAGCATCACTTAGGAATGCTCTTGCATTTGCAGCAAGAAATGAGGAACCTTATATTAGTAAACATATTGCTGATGTATTAGCATCTATAGAAAACATTAAGCATGTGACTAATCTGATGGCGATCTCTGACAAGGTAATGAAACAACTAGATGAGGATGAAGACTAATGCCAATTCGCAAATCACTATCAGGTAATGACTTTGTAGAAAGCATACCTAAAAAGACGAGTCAAGGTACTGGTAAACATACAAAGTATGCCACCACCAGTTCTAATAAACCCAAGAAAAAGTACAGGGGTCAGGGAAGATAATTAAAAGGACTTTCTGAGTCCTTTTTTAATGCGTTCTTTTAAATTACTTCTTTTATCATATCTTCTTGGTTTAGAACATCTAATACTAGTCAGATATTCTAAGGGTAATTGGATAATATACCCTTCGCTTTTTGGCTCAAGTGAGCAATTGATTGTCATCATTGGAATTAATTTAATTATTAGGACTTATTAGGCGGAGAGCTCTAATACACAAACGCTATTTAGACAGATTAATTCCACACGTCAAAAGAACACCCTGAAAACAGGGTGCTCAAATACAAAATGCCATTAGAGCTCTCAATTCCGATGACACTTTATTTAGTCATTTTAAACACGCCTAAATATAACCTTTGAAAACAGGGTTTGGTCTTGTGGAAAAACTTTTTACTATATAAACGCTCATAAATAACTTATATTTACCGTTGTTTCATGCCTGTAGAAAGGATTAGTAGAGGATTTAAGGATCTAAGTATGTCCTTTCAGGTCAATCCTATCAGTTCAGACCTAATTGCAACCAAAAATGAGACTGCAATTGCTCGTTCTGTACGTAATTTGGTTCTTACAAGACCAGGTGAAAAATTTTTTAACCCAAATCTAGGTTCTAGAGTCTATGAGACTCTATTTGACAACATGGATGAGGTATCTGCTTCTATTGTAGAGGATGATATTAGGGATACTATTGATAATTATGAGCCTAGAGTTAAATTAGTGAGTGTAAAGGCAACTCCTGACTATCAGGGGAACGCTTTTGATGTAGTTATAACTTATAATATCATAGGAATTGATGCTCTTCCTCAACAATTAGCATTTGCCCTACAGCCAACAAGATAAATGGCATTAGTTAATTTCACAGATCTAGATTTTGACCAAATAAAGACTTCATTGAAGGATTATTTGAGGGCAAATTCCAATTTTACTGACTATGACTTTGAAGGATCAAACCTTTCTAGCATAATTGATGTATTGGCATACAATACGTACATCAGTTCTTACAATGCTAACATGATTAGCAATGAAGTATTCATTGATAGTGCCACTTTAAGAGAAAATGTAGTTGCGTTAGCAAGAAATATTGGTTATACACCCAGATCTACCACTGCTGCAAAGGCAATAGTTTCATTTTTTGTAGATACAACTGGATTTACCACTAAGCCTATCAATCTAACCCTTAAAAAGGGCATTGTGACCACTGCTGCATCAGTCTTTGGGTCAGAAAGTTACTCTTTTTGCATTCCAAGTGATGTAACAGTGCCTGTTGTAGATGGAATTGCTACATTTGGTAACATTGAGATCTTTGAGGGTACATTTTTAACCTCAAATTTCACTGTTTCATCAGCAAACCCTGCACCACCTACAAAATACATCCTACAGAATGCAAATATTGACACTTCTACTCTAGAAGTCACTGTAAGAAGCACTCAATCAAGTACTTCTTCCAAAAAATTTATATTTTCTGATACTTTAATAGAAGTTACCTCATCTTCTAGGGTATATTTCCTTCAGGAGATTGAAGATCAGCGTTATGAGTTGATTTTTGGTGATGGAGTGTTTGGTGAGAAGTTAGAATCCCTTAATTTTATTGAAGTTTCCTATATTACAACAAATGGTGCTTCTGGAAACAATGTCTCATCATTCTCATTCAATGGTAGAATTGTAGATAACAACAATAACCTTGTAAGTACAGGAATTTCAATCATTACCACTGTAAATGACTCTATAGGTGGCAAACAAATTGAATCTGTAGACTCAATTAAGCGTTATGCACCTAAAATCTACTCTGCATACAACAGAGCAGTGACTGCTGCTGATTATGAGGCACTAATTCCTAAAATTTACCCAGAAACTGAGTCTGTTTCAGTTTTTGGAGGTGAAGAATTGACTCCTCCTAAGTATGGAAAGGTTTTTATCACTATAAAACCATTTTATGGACCTTATGTACCTGATTCCATCAAAAATAATCTCAATACTATGTTGAGAAAGTATTCTGTTGCTGGAATTGTTACAGAAATCCAAGATTTGAAATATTTGTATGTAGAAGTAGACGTAAATGCATATTATAACCCTAGTTTAACATCAAGTGCAAATGCAGTCAAAACAGTGGTATTGAATAATATTACTTCTTATGCAGATTCTTCAGTAATGAATAAATATGGAGCAAAATTCAAATATAGTAAATTTCAAGGTGTAGTAGATAATAGTAATGATTCAATTACTTCAAATATTACAAAAGTAGTAATTCGTAGAGATTTAAAACCAGCTTTAAATCAGAATGCAGAATATGAACTTTGTTTTGGAAATCCATTCTACATAAAGAATGAAAATGGTTTCAATATTAAGTCTTCAGGATTTAGTGTATTTGGACAATCAAATACTGTATTCTTGAGTGATTCTCCTAATGCAGATATGAAGACTGGATCTTTATTCTTGTTTACGTTGACTTCAAAAGGGAATCCTACAATTGTATCTAATAATGTAGGTAGTATTGATTATCAGAGAGCAGAGATATTAATCAAACCTATCAATATCATAGGAACATCAAAGAAAGTACAAAATATACCAATTATAGAAATATCTGCATGTCCAAAGTCTAATGATATTATTGGATTGCAAGATTTGTATTTACAATTAGATATTAGTAAAAGCACTGTGGATATGGTTGCTGATAGTATTACATCTGGAGATAGTTCTTCTGGTACTAGTTACACTGCTACCTCAAGTTATGTGAATGGTGATATAGCTAGATTGACTGAAAGTGAGAAGGAAAATACCACCCTTCTCTCCTCAGATACATACGTATTAGGAGCTACTAATTTAGAACTTTTGGGTGCATCTAATCCCACACCAACCAATACTACATCATCATATTAATCCTTTTATTAGCAGGAAATTAACACAACTATAAAATGTCAGAAAATACAAGAGTCAAAATTAGTTCAGTTGTTAAAAATCAACTACCAGATTTTGTAAGAGCAGATTTTCCTCTTGCTGGTGAATTTTTAGCACAATATTATACTGCTATAGAAAATCAAGGATCTACTCTTGATATTTTACAAAATATTGATGAATATATAAAAATTGATGAATTGGTGGGTATTGTAGATTCTACAACTCTGTCTAATAATATTGGAATAGCAAATAATACTATAGATGTTAAATCTACCACTGGATTTCCTGACACTTATGGATTAATTCAGATTAATAATGAAATTATTACATATACTGGAATTACAACCAATTCCTTCACTGGATGTTCACGTGGATTTAGTGGAATTACATCGTATAGAAGTGTCAATAAACCTGATGAACTTGTATTTTCTCAATCTGGCATTGCCACTCATTCTTCAGGAGCAGCAGTTAATAATTTAAGTATTCGTTTCTTAAAAGAATTTTTTAGTAAAGTTAAAAAACAAATCACACCAGGATTTGAGGAAAGAACACTAGATGAAGGAATTGACGAAAGATTGTTTATCAAACAATCAAAAGATTTCTATTCTTCTAAAGGAACAGACCAATCTTTTGAAATTTTGTTTAGAGCACTGTATGGAAAAGATGTAGAAGTCATTAAACCAAGAGATTATCTCTTCATACCTTCAGATGCTGATTATAAAGTATCAAAGCAGATAGTAGTGGAGTCTATTGATGGAGATCCTATGGATCTTGTAAATAGAAACTTATTCCAAGATGATGTATATAATTTTCCTAAGGCAAATGGAGCTATTAGTGATGTAGAAAAAATAATAAGAGGTAGTAAGACTTACTATAGACTAAGTTTAGATTATGATCATAACTTAGATAGAATAAGTGGAGATTTTTCTATACATCCTAATACTAGATTAATAAATTCTGTTTCTATAGGATCTACTGTTTTAGATGTTGATTCTACTGTTGGATTTGGGACTACAGGATCTTTAATTGCAACTTATGCTGATGGATCAAGTAGTAATATAAATTATACTTCAAAATCTTTAAATCAATTTTATGGATGTTCTGGAATAGATAAAAACATTATTACGAAGCAAGATTTAAGATTAGATGCATTTGCTTATGGATATTCAGGTGTAGGAACTGCTAGTGTAGTTAAGGTTAAGGTTACTGGGGTTTTATCTGATTTACTTTGCGAGTTTAACTCTACTTATTATAATGAAGAGGGAAGTATCATTGAACCTAAAGGTTTGGGTTCTATTTCTAAGAGTAGAGTAACTGATAATCTATTTTCTAATATTTCTGTTACTTATAATGTAGAATCTATTGAACTTATTGACTCTTCCAACTTTACTTACAAATTAAACTTAGTTAATGACCATGATTTTAAATCTGGTGATGATGCATTGATTAGTGGTCTTTCTTGTGAAATTATTTCTCTTATAAGTTCTAGGGAAGTTTTAATTAAAGGTTCTGGTGAATTAAATTCAAATGCATCGTATAGTATACAGAGATTATTATCTAATGCTAAATTAAGCAACTATCCTACTGCTAATATTTACACTACTAACATTCAGAATTCTTATTTGGATAATAGTGATGTATATATTGCTTCGCCATCAATTCCAAGTTATTTTAATGATGCATTAGACATCAGAGAAACAGATATTAAGTTTTCTGGGTCTTTTGAGAAGAGCACTGATATTACTATTAATAATCATGGACTAATAACTGGAGATAGAGTAACTTATGTTAATGGTGGTGATGGCAATAAGTTAGATATTGATGAAAGTGAATATTTCATTAAAAAAGAAAATATTAATACTATTAAACTTTCTAAAAGTAGTGCTAATATTTCCAATGAGATATATGTCTCTTTTAGCGGAACTGTAACTGATAATAAGTTTGAACTTGCAAGATTTTCTCAAAAATCAATACAATCACAAAAATTAATAAGAAAAATACAAAATCCAATATCCTCATTGGCAAACCAACCAACACCTAGAGGAAAAACTGGTATTTTGGTAAATGGTGTTGAAATCTTAAATTATAAGTCTAATGATGTTGTTTATTATGGTCCTATTGAAGAAATTTCAGTTACTAGTGGTGGAGATAATTATGATGTCATAAATCCTCCAATTTTATCTGTTACTGATGGAGTTGGTGTTGGAGCATCTGCATATTGTGAAGTACAAGGTTCTGTAGAAAGATTAGATGTTATAGATGAAGGATTTGACTATCTAGAAACTCCTACTTTAAAAATAACTGGTGGAAATGGTTCTGGGTGTATCGCATATGCAAATTTAATTCAAAAAGAACATTCTTTAACATTTGACTCTACTGAGACTGGTGGGTTTGTTAATATTACAAATAATACAATTGGATTCTCAACTTTCCATAAATTTAGAGATGGAGAACTTGTAACCTATATTACAGACACTCAAACTGCTATTGCTGGTCTATCAACAGGTGCTCCATATTTCTGTGCTATTAAAGATGCATCTACAGTATCATTGCATAGTAATTATGTAGATGCCATTGCTGGAGTATCTAGTGTTGGACTTACTGCATATGGAGAAGGTATTCAGGAACTTAAATGTGCAGTTAAGAAGAGAGTAGTTAGTTCTGTAAGTATTGGAAGTTCTGGTTCAGGATATACTAACAAGTTAACTTCAACCACTTCGTCTGGAATTAATACTGCTACAAGTATAATTAATATCGCTAATCATGGATATAAGACTGGAGAAATTATTAGATATGATAATAAGACAACCCCTGTTATTGGACTTACAACTTTAACAAATTATTATGTTACTGCAGTTGATGGTGGATCATTTAAACTATCTGCTGTTGGAGTAGGATCTACTGCTGCTAGTTTTTATGTAAGAAATAAAGAATATGTCCAATTACTCTCTGGTGGTGCTGGAATTCATGAATTCAACTACCCACCCATTGAGGTGTCATTAACTGGTCATATAGGGGTATCTACACTCTCTGGACAAGACTTTGCTGCATCATTAAGACCTGTAGTAAGAGGATCTATCAAGTCAGTATACATTGCTGATGGTGGAGTTGGTTATGGTTCATCTGATATAATCAATTATAATAGGCAACCAGTTTTTACTCCAAAGAGTGGTAAGAATGCTCAATTAATTCCAATCATAAGTGTTGATGGTAAACTATCTGAAGTCATAGTATTGAATGCTGGTACTGAGTATAACTCTCCTCCAGATCTAAAAGTAGAAGGTACTGGTAAAGGAACTAAAATTGTTTCTATTCTGAAAAATGGATCAATTGATTCTGTAAAAATAGTTAATAGTGGTGTAGGGCATACTTCTACTAATGCTACCATAACAGTAACATCTAATGGTGATGGATCTAAATTCTATTCCAATCCAAAAACTTGGACCATTAATAGTGTAGAGAGATTAATACAAAATGATCAAATTACAAGTGATGATGGAATTGTAAGCACTGGATTGAATGATGATTATGGTTTACAATACTCTCATTTATATTCTCCTAGAAAATTAAGGCAGTCTGTTTATATTAAAAAATCAATAGGAGATAAAGAAGTCTTTGTACCTGATTTATCTCTTGAAAATGATATAGAACAAGTCTCAATTAACCACTCTCCAATTATTGGATGGTCTTATGATGGATCTCCAATTTATGGTCCATATGGATATACTAAAAGTTCTGGTGGACCAATTAAGATACTTGAATCTGGATATTCTCCATCAATATCAAGCACTAGACCAAATCCTCTTACTCTTACAGGAGAACAGGTATATACTGAAGGATTTTTTGTAGAAGATTATAATTATTCTGATGATAAAGATTTAGATGAGCATAATGGTAGATTCTGCAAAACTCCAGAATATCCAAATGGAATTTATGCATATTTTTCTCCAATAAACCCAACTATTAATGATGATGAGGGTGCATTTAAAAATTATAGAAAACCACAATTTCCATATTTTATAGGTAATTCTTATAAGCATAAACCAATAGAATATAACTTTAAGAGTCAGTCTAATCAAGATTTAGTTGATCTTAATAATACAAAATTAGTTAGAAATACATCTCCATATAATTTCCTTCTTAGTGATACCAGTTATGATTTCTTAGTAGATCCTAGTGATGTACATAAACAGAGAACTTATATCAAATCAACCACTGCTGGTACTTTAAAAAATGTAGGAGTTAATACTGGTGGATCTAGGTATAAAGTTAATGATGAAGTAGTATTTGAAGATGCTGGTTCTAGTGGATATGGAGCAAAGGCATCAGTTAGTCTTATTGGTGGTAAAACCATTAATCAAGTTAGTGTTGCTTTTACTGAATTTTCAAATGTAGAATATACACTTGGTAGAACTGTTGGCGAATTTGTTGGTTATACTACTAATCCTAATAATTTCAATAATGGTGAAACTGTATATATTTCTGGATTAAGCACCACTGGTATTAGAAATAATTCAACAAAAACAATTGGAATTACTACTGATACTTTTAAATTATTTAAATCTATAAATGCGTCTTCTTCTACTGGAATTGTAACTTATTTTAATTTAGATAGTGTTTCTAATATAAAAGAAAATGATATTTTAGGTATAGGCACTGAAAAGGCACAAGTATTAAATATTGATCATGATTTATCTAGAGTTAGAGTAATAAGAGAATATGATTCCACTACAGGAAGTGCGCATACAGCAAATAGTATTATTTCACAAAACCCAAGAAGTTTCTTCTTTAGTGCTCAAACTAAATTAGAAAATGCTGATTTGAAACTTAATAGAGAATTGTATTTTAATCCATCAGAAGCTATTGGATTGGGAACTATATCTGGTGTTGGAATTGGATCAACGTTATCATTCTCTAATCCAGGCACTGGTGTAAGTGAAATATTCATTCCTACTAAAGCATTTTACTTTAAGGAGCATGGATTGTTTACTGGAGATGCTTTAACTTACAGTACAAATGCAGGAGCTGCTGTATCAGTATCAACTGATGGTATTGATGGATTTGCTCTTACTCAAGGACAAACAGTGTTTGCTGCAAGATTGACTAATGATCTAATTGGTATTTCTACTGCAAGAGTTGGATTAGGTTCTACAGGTTCTTTTGTTGGTATTAACAGCACTACAACAACTTCTACACTTTACTTTATTGGTGTTGGAACTGGAGTATATCATAGTCTTAAAACTAATTATGATAATACTTTAACTGGAGCAGTAAGTAGATCTTTAGTAACAGTATCTACAGCATCTACTCACGGACTTAAAGCTAGAGATAATGTTCTTCTATCTGTCCAACCAGGTATAACTACCACTATAAAAGTAGCATATAATGATTACAATAGAAGATTGGTAATTGATCCTAGATCATTTGTTGCTGGTGATGTTAGTGTAGGCAATAACACTATAACTATTTCTAGGCATGGTTATAGTAATGGGCAAAAAGTTATTCATACAGCAATTACTTCTTCTGGTGGAATAGTAGATAATAGAATTTATTATGCATCAGTAGTGGATAAAAATACAATAAAATTATCTAACAATTACTATGATGCAATACATTTAAATCCAAAAGCAATTAATATTACAAGTGCCTCTGCAGGAACCATTTCTCCAATTAATCCTCCTATAGAATTAGAGAAAAATTTAAAAATATATTTTGATCTTTCTGACTCTTCCTTATCATTTACTGATGGTGGAGTTCGTTATAGTGCTTTTGATTTTAACCTTTATAGTGATAATAATCTTAACAATTCATTCTTTACATCAGGAGAAACTGATGACTTTAATGTGGTTAGGTCTGGAGCAATTGGTATAGATGCAAATGCAAATCTTACTGTTAAGAATGTAAATGAAATTGATAAAACATTATATTATGATTTAACTCCAGTAAATAAATTATTAAATTCAACCCTTAAGACTCAAGTTATTAGAGATACTGAAAATATTGTTAATGGTAGTTCTGCTACATTATTAGACAATCCTTTATCAGGTGGTCATAATTTGGTTGGAGTAGGAACAACTACATTCTCATTTATATCTCCTATTCTTCCTCAAAAATTAGAATACGTTTCTTCTGATGGTGTGTTCTCTTATGATACTGATTCTAAAAATGCTGAAGGACCAATATCAAATGTTAAAGTTGAGAGTAAAGGATATGAATATAAAACTTTACCAGGAATTAGTACTATAATATCTGATAAAGGAAATAATGCAATTCTAGAAACAAAAGGTCCTACCATAGGTAGAATAAGTAAAAGTGTAATTCAAGATATTGGATTTGATTATTCTGTTGACAAAACTCTTAGACCTGAAGCAAATATACCTCAGTTAATTAAGTTAGACTTACTTACTTCTCTTGGTAGCATAGGTATTACTTCAGTTGGTAATAATTATCTAGAATCTCCTGGTTTAATTCTTTTGGATGGATTGACTAATAAAGTAGTTAGTGATGTTGATTTAAATTATGAATTAGGTGATACTCATGTTAGTATTTTAAAGAATACTAAAACTTTGAATAATGTTACTCCTAAGATTATTCCTACCAGCAACTCTAATGGATATACTATTAATAGTATAGATTATGATGATGGAAATAAAAATGTAACATTGACAATTGGAGCAAGTTTTAGTAATGCTGCTGATTATCCATTTGAAGTGGGTAAGAAGGTAATGATTGAAGGTGTGAGTGTTGGATTAGGAAGTACTGGTAAAGGTTATAACTCTGAGAATTATGATTATACTTTATTTGAAATTTTAGCAACAGATCCTAATATTGGAGGAGTTCTTGGAACTGTAAGATATAGTTTAGCAAATATTATTCCTGATGGTGATATACCAGGAACCTTTAAATCTAATTTATCATCTGCTAAGATTATTGCTGAAAGGAATTTCCCAATCTTTGATATTAAATTGAAAGTTGATGAATTTGAAAAAGGTGAAGATGTTGTTTCTGGTTCTAAGAGAGGATCTTTGCAATCTTGGAATAATTCTTATGGATATTTAAGAGTATCATCTATTCAAGATTTTAAAGTTGGTGATTCCTTTATAGGAGAGTCTTCAGGGACTAAAGGTACTATAACAGAAGTCTTATTAGATAATTCATTGTATGATGTTGGTGCTTCTTCTATAGTTGAAGAAGGATTCCAAAAAAATACTGGATTCCTAAATGATGATCTACAAAGAGTCTTTGATAGTGATTATTATCAATATTTCTCATATTCTTTAAGATCAGAGTGTGAGTATGAAAAATGGAAGGAACCAGTATCTACATTAAATCATACAGCAGGATTTAAAAAATTTAGTGATTTAATTATACGAAATGAAGAAAAGGTAGGAGTTGTTACTGCTCAAACAGAAAGTAAATTTGAAGTTGTTAATGACTTGATATCCATAATGGATATGAATACAGTATTTGATTTTGATTTAGTGAGAGAAAAAACTTTAACAATAGGTTCTAATATCATCTCAGATGAATTAGTTTTTGATACTAGGATTCTTCAAGATTATAGTGAGTCTGTAGGTAATAGAGTATTGACAATTGATGATATCAGTGGAGACTTCAATAATAATGCTAGAACAGATGCTTTCCAATCTGTTGATAGTTTCAATTTAGCAAGTGTAAGATATAGGAAATATATTAGTTTTATTAGAGACAAGAGATTTACTAAAGAGAGGCAGATCTTATTAGTTTCTGCACTTCATGATGATACTGGTAATATCTTCTTAAATCAATATGGTAGAGTTGAAACCAATACTGACCTTGGTGAGTTTGGTGGAGATTTGGGTTCCTTTGATATGGATATTGCTGGTGATGATGGAAGACTATTATTCTTCCCTAAGAAGTTTAAATTTAATAATTATGACGTATCTAATGTAGCAGTTAATATTTCTGACAGTGTTGTTGGTGTAGCTTCTACTGGATTAGGTGGTATTGTTAATATTGTAAGTAGTACCACAACTATACCTTTAGGTATTACTACACAACATAGTATAGTATCTTTTGCTACCACTTATAGAGGATCTAAGATCCTAGTTGCATATGCTGCTAGTGATTCATCCTACTGGGAGCATGATGA